TGGCCCAGCTGACCCAGATAAAAAGTCTTTAACTGCTGAGGAAGGGAAAGCTACGTCTTACTTTACTACCGCTACTGCAGCTAGTGAAAACTTAAATACGTTGTATCCTAAGGCTGATATTCGTAAAATAAGAGCTGAGCAGCTAATAAGCGAGGTTCCAGTAATTGGCAAGGCTTCTAGTTTGGTTTTAAACAAAAGTCTTTCGGGCGATGAGCAGAGTCTGACTCAAGCAGAAGCCCAGTTTTTAGACTCTATCAATAGATTTAGATCTGGCGCGAATTTGACTGAGTATGATATAGACTCTGCTAAAAAGACATTTTTTGAAATGCCAGGCGATGGTGAGCAAACAAAAAAACAAAAAGCCGAAGCTAGGCAGATTGCCGTAGAAGCTATGAAGCCTGCGGCAGGGCTGACTAGAAGAAACGATGACGTGCCTAAGCTAAGCAATACTAAAGTTTCAAGAAAAGTAATTAGGGCAGGCACTGATGAAAATGGTCGCAGAGTGTATATGCACGCTGACGGTTCTACTGACTTTACACCATACTAAGGTGAGATATGGCTATTACATGGGACGATGAAATAGACCCAAACTTAAGTAAAGAGGTTCACTTAGGCGGCCTTGAAAAGCACTATGGCTTAGACAATGGCGTGTTAAAAGGCTTGTGGAACACAGAGTCTGCAAAAGGCTCGAACATGAGAACTAAGCTGTCTTCTGCTAAAGGGCATTTTCAATTTATAAATAGCACAGCAAAAGAGTACGGCTTGAAGAACCCTGACGACTTTTATGAGTCGGCTGATGCTGCTGCTAGATACTTAAAAGACTTAAAAGACCAATTTGGCGGAGATATGGTTAAAGCCATAGCAGCTTATAAAGCTGGGCCCAGTGCTGTTCAAAAGAACGGTATAGCTGCACCGGCTATGGGCCCAAATGCTGATGCTGCATACATCAACAAAGTTTTAGGCGCCCCTAATGAAGCTAAGATAGTATGGGACGAACCGCCAAGTAGCACGCCTCAAGCAGACAGTGTGGCTAGTACTAAAAATCAGTTTGCGTCTGACCCGCATGCTGGTATGGAGCATCCTGCGCAGCCAGACCCTACAGAATTTTTTGACCCTGCTCAAAAAGGTGCATTTAAAATAGGCTTGCGCACACCATGGGGCCAAGCTGCAATGATACACGCTGGACGCGTAGCTTCTGGGTTTATTGAGCAAGGCAAAAAAGCAAGTAACTTTCTAGGCCGAGTTTTTGAGGATGACCCTGTAGTGTTGAGAGAAAGCTTTGCTAGGGACGATGCTATAAACGCCAAGCGAGCTGATGAAACTCATTCCTATGAGCCTTTTCAGGTAAGCTCTCCGTTAGGGTCAGGTCTGGTAGGCGGTGCTTTGCCATACTTAGTTACAGGTCCTACTATTGGTCCTGTAGCTGCTAAAGCTGCAGCTGGTCTAGGCGACTTAATAGGCGCGCCTATAGTTGCTGGAGCTCGCGCTGCTACCGATGCGGGTATTAAAGGCGCGTCAGGGCTATCTGCTAGTAGCAACCCGCTTACGCGTGGTTTTGGTAAAATGTTAGAACGCGACGTGATACAGCCTACTGTTCTTGCTAGAGAAACAGCTAAGAACAGTCGTTTTACTAATGTTAACAACCCTATGTTTGCTGATTTAAAGCGTACTCTGACAACAGCCCCGCTAACAGGCGCTTTAGAAGGCGCGTCTAATATAGACACTAGTGCTACGGGCGGCGCTTTAGAAGGCGTGGTAGGCGGCCTAGCAGGCAAGTCTTTACGGCCTTTTACAAATAGGCTTCCGTCCTACTACAGCAAGCCTAATCAAAAGCTAATTGACTGGTACAAAAAACAGGGGGCTAACCTTTTACCTGGTGAAATGACAGGCTCTTCAACGCACCAACAAATAGAGTCTCAGTTAAGAAAAAGCATTGGCTACTCAAATGAGTTTCAAGTGCACGATGCAAGTAAAAATCTTACAAATAGTAAAATAGCCTACCAAGCTATGGGTGTTTCTCCTGAGCATTATTTTGACAAAGAAACCAAAATGATTAAACAGGTTGAGCCGGAAGTTTTAGACGCTCATAGAAATTCTTTGAAAGCACAGTATAACGCACTCGAGGCCAGCACTACTCCAGTATTTGATAAAGCCAACTTGGCCAGTCTTGACGCTCACGTTAAAGCTATTGCAGAAAGCCCATTTACAGAAGCTGCTAAGTACAGCAAACTTGCACAAAAAGCTGTAGACATGGCAAAATCTACGTTAGTGCAGAATAGGAGTAGCCTTACTGGCCGCCTTGAAACAGGGAAAAACTTTGATGGTGCCACGTACAAAAATATAAGATCTATGCTTAAAGATGGCATTGATGGAGCCTACAAAGTAGGTGACGCTAATGCTGCCAAGCAGCTACAACCATTGCTGCAAGAGCTAGACCAAGCGGCGGAAAGAGGCGTTGCGCGTTCTAAAGGTACTACAAGCGCTAAGCACTGGAAAGACCTTAATACTAAGTACGCTATGACTAACTTAGTATTAGAGCATGGCATGGGCACTAATGGTATTGACGCAACAAGGCTATATAGCCATTTGCGTTCAAATGACGCAATGAGGCTCTTTTTAGACAAGGGGCCACCACAACTGCAAGCTCTTCAAAAGCTAGCTAAAGTGGGCGATATTCTAGCGCATCAAGATAAGTCGTTTGGTGCTATGAAGCAGCCTAAGTCTTTAGGCGTGTTTACAAGTATTGGACAAATGACTAGCGTGCCAGGGCTATCGCAGCTAACAAAACTAGGCGCGGCACCCCTACTGTGGGCCTATAAGAAAGGCTACCCAGGCACTACTGGTTTCCTTAACATGCATCCAGAAGCAACTCTACCTGTTGGCCCGTTCAGAGCTAAGCTGGGAAGATACTGGGAAGGGCCTGGTATTTATACGCATGCCGCTGCTCAAAGCAGCCAGACACACGATAAATTACTACGCGGTGGTATTAAAGCAGCTAAGTATGCTGGCAAAGGCATTAACGATACAAGCGATATTGTAAGTAAAGGCTTAGCTGATCTTTTAAAGCATAACTCAACAGGAGAATAAAATGGCAGGCAAATATAGAGTAACAGGCGTTAATCAACCTACATTCAGGCAAGCAAAAGCTTACGCAGAAGGCAGGGCAGGCAAGATTGCTGGTCTTGTTGCAGGTAATAATCCACACGGCGCCACTACACCCGCGGGTATTGCTTGGTTAGCGGGACTAAACGAATATAATACAATAGGCACTCTTCAGCCAAGAGACCATTGTGCAGATTTACCTAAGGTATAGGCTAGACGAATGGCTCACGAGACGAGCTAAACTTACTGGAGTATTGTATGAACAATGAACAAAATTTTTTAACAGAGCTTTTAGAGCTGTTTAATCATTTAACACATCACCTTCACAAACTGGAGAAACTTATTATGTCTACTCAAGAAGAACTAGCAACACAATTGACAGCGGTAAATACAAATTTAAGCAATATTTTAACACAACTTTCAAAAGTGTCTACGGAAGTTAGGGCTGCTACTCAGTCTCAGCTTGATGCAATTTTAGCTTTACAAGGGCAGCTCGCAACAGGACAATTGTCACCAGAAGCACAAGCAGCGCTAGACGCTGTGATTGCAACTACTGGGCAGTTATCTGCATCTGTGCAAAGCCTCGATGATATTAACCCAGATGCTCCAGCGCCTGTAGACCCAGCACTAGAGGTGTAAGATGGATTTCGGTCAAGCAATAATTGAGCTTAAGCGCGGAAATAAGGTTGCTAGAGCAGGCTGGAATGGCAAAGGTATGTACCTATATTATGTTGCTGCTAACAGTTACGCAGCACTAACTGAAATAGCTAAGAAGGAGTTTGGTGAAACTGTGCCTTATCAAGCCTATATAGCCATGAAAACTGTGCAAAATACAGTTGTACCTTGGTTAGCTTCACAAACAGATGTCCTTGCGGAAGACTGGGTATTAGTTGACTAATGGGCCAACTAGGCTACGTACTAGACGTATCTAGCAAGGCTGGTGAAATAGCTAGCCTTGTTATTTTACTTTTATTCGTTAAAGGACACTAGGCAAATGAACTATTTACAGAAATATCAGCAGCATTTGAGCTTAACGCCAGATGGAGTCATGGGTCCAAATACAGCTAAGGCGATGATGGCTGATTTGGGAATCACCGATAAATTGTTATTTGCACATGTTATCGGGCAGGTAGCGCATGAGAGCGGTCTTTATACCCACTTTCGGGAAAACTTGAACTACGGTGCGGCTGGGCTTCTTAATATTTTCAAGAAATATTACACGGTGCGTAATGAGCTGGATGAATTAGTGCCCAATCAGGCATTAATAGCAGCGCATGAGCGCAAACCCGAACTTATCGCTAATCATGTCTATGCTAACCGCATGGGTAACGGCGATGAAGCTAGCTGCGATGGTTGGCGTTATCGGGGTATATTTGGGCTTCAGCTCACTGGAAAGGCCAACATTACAAAGTTCTTGGATAGCATAGGCTTGCCAGCAGACACCGACTTGGATAGCTTAAAGGATAACCCCAAAGTTTATTTTCAAGCGGCTTTCTACTGGTTTAACGAAAATGCCGTCGATAAAAAGTGTGTGGACACAAGTGACAGTTGCATATTAACGGTAACCAAGCGCGTTAATGGTGGCATTAACGGACTGGATGATCGTAAAGTTCAGACTAAGAAAGTGTTTAAGGCTTTGGGGTTGGCCTGATGGAAGCGGCAGTTATTGCTTTATTTGTCTATTCGGTGCTGGTTTCCGCCAAATATTTGCAGCAGCGCGCGGAACTTCACGATGCCGCTCTGAAAGTGGTGAATCTCACTAAAATAGTGAAAGAAACCGACCCTTATATTGAGCGCATTAGCGCTGAGTGTGCCGACTGGAAGGAACGTTATCGCATCGTTGAGTTTGAGCGCAATGCTGAGCACGAGACTGTTAGGAGGGTACGTGCTATATTCGAACCAGCAGAGTATGAGTGTGAATGAAGCAAAGTCCAGATAACATACCAATGTGGCTAATCATATTGCTCATATTTTCAGTATTTGTCGGCACCGTTGCGCTATGGGTATGGCTTGGGCTTAAGGTATTAGAGGCGATGCCGTGAGTCGATTAGAGTTTGCTATCCGCTTTAGTACGCTGGTATTTGCCTTTGCCTTGATAGTTTATGTCATTCATGCGGATAAGCCGATAGCAATTATTGCCAGTATGATCTCAATCATTGTAGCGGCTTTGTCGGGTGATTGGTCACGGGCTAACACTAACACGACGATTATTAACAACGACCCGGCAGAAGGTGCATCTGATGAGGCTGAGTGAATTTGGCATGGTGGCTGGTATTGTTTCCGCCGTATCGGTTGGTGGCACGATTGCCGCCTATAGTCCGCCTTGTGAGATTAACAAGGATGCGCTAAGAACGATTGAGGACCAAAACAAGCGCCTCAGCGAGCAGAACGAACGCTTAAGCGATGCCAATAAAGTGATTCAGGACGCGCTGGCTAAGCTGCCAGGTGACCAGCAAAAGCTAGTTAAAATGATCGAAGACAATGACTTTAAAGGTAAGCAGCTCGATAAAGAGATTGCTCGCTTTCAAAACGAACCATGTAAGCCAGTTGTTAAGTCTAACTTAACAACTGAAAACCTGCTTTTAGGCATGACAGAAAAAAAAAGCCGCCTGTAAACACTGGCTTAACCCTCCCTATACTGCCGCCTGAGTCTCAATTGGGCGGCATATCAATTCAGCTTAACCAACCCGAGCTACCAGATAAAGAACCACCGGGCGTACCTTTACCTTCCGCTTTCTGGTTGTTTCTGGCGGGGTTGGCTTTGATATGCACCTATTTAGGTGTATAAGTCGCGTTAAGCGTAGAGGCGAGCGGGCAGGACGTTAGGCCTACTGCTTCCCGATTTGCTATGCTGCTGATCATTCAGCACGTCCGCTCACAAATTCTTCACACGTGTCTCAAACGTTGATGACCACACATGCTCGAATACTTCGCCACATTTTGGGCATTCAATAGCCGAGTGTTCACCGCAATCTTCACAATAGACCACGGTCTCGGTCCAATCTGTATGGCAAGACCATTCAGCACATTCGTGGCATTTTATTTCACAGCCCTCAGTGAGATCAGGGCTAAATTTCCATAAACTAAAGTCAATTATTTCCATTAGCTACCAAAGCAATAAATTCATTTAAATTAATGTCGTTTTCAATCCTAAGCCCAGACTCAGTTTTTATGTCTCTTACCCTGTGAGAGTCGATAGTTATCTCAACGCTACCGACATCAAAATCATTGTTTGACCAATAGGCCCTCAATGCTTGCTCTATATCATTTTTTAATTTATGTTTGGCTGGTGACATTTCATCCTCATAAACTTTTGAGTTCCAAGCATTGACAGCTTGCTCTTTTGTTGATTTAAAATCAATCGTTGCGCCACACCCAGTACAATCAACATGCCATGTCCAATGAATGTCGTAATCGCTTGATTGGTCTTCGGAGACATAGGCTTGGCTACCACAAAAGGGGCATGGTAGTAGCTCTACGCTCATTGTGAACCCCCTATTTTGACAATATTAGCCCCTGCGTTTGGCTGTACTTTTGCGGCGCAGCCATGTAGGTGTGCAATATCAATAATAGAACTGCCTTTTTGTTTGCGTAATTTACAAATAAACATTACTCTTCCTCTCTAAATGCAATTGCCACAGGATGAAAAGGCACACCGGTTTTTGTAAATTCAGCAAACTCGATTGTTAGCATTTTACCAACGTATAGATATGCTTTTTCGTAAATTTCATATTTCTGCTCCATAGTACCAGGCGCGGTAACTGAAACTCGTTTACCTTGGGGTGTAACGCAGTTTAGTATAGCCCACCCATCCTTAGAAGGCATTATGCTGTTAACTATAACTTCCATGTCAAGTCGCATCTTAACTTTTAATAACTGTGATGACCGAGACCCTGGCTCATAAGGTTTGTCGTTGTCTCTAAACATGAGTCCTTCATAACCTTGCGCTTGAGCTTCTTGTAAATTCTTTTTAGTTGACATTTCAAAAGAGTACCCGTTATCTGTTAATGCAGCAATAACATTAGGGCCTAGCTTATAAGTATGCAATAAATTAAACCTTTGAGAAAAAACATCGTCACTTATTTGGTCATACACAATGTATTTAAGCTCTTTATTTGCGGGCTGCATGCGTCTAACAATACTTGAAATAGTCTGTAAAGGCTTGCCATGTATATACAATTCTCCATCAAGCGTAGCGCCTTCTGGGATGTCTATTTCTTCAAGTATATGGCTAACTGTATTAATAATTTTTCCATTACGAGAATACGCAATAAGCTCGTCGCCTTGGCGTGTTATCAAACAGCGGTGGCCGTTATATTTGTATTGCCAAAATCCATTTTTGTTATTTTTTTGACTGTTATACGTCTTTGCTAACATAGGCTTAAGCAGTTTACTAGCATTAAGCCCCCTGCTATCTCTAGCTTCTTCAATTGTCTCGCAATAGCCTTTGTCTTTCTGTCTATTAATGCGAGACTCTATTCGTAGATGCACTTGCTCTTTCAAGGAGCGGCCCGACTGGTTCATTTCTACAAATTCTCTTTGCAGCTGCTTAACACCTTCTTTTTGCCCCCATTCAATTATGATTGCTGGGCTTTTAGCAGATGGGTCCCATAAGTCTCTAACAGTCCACTCTTGAACTGCTCCAGTGTTGCTGATTTTATATAGTGTTTTCATGTTTAATTCTCCGCTTTAGTTCATTTGCAAGCTCTGGTGTAAGAAGCTTCGTGCGAGACCATTGCTTATGATATTTTGCTGCAACTGTTTCTCCGTAGCTTTCAAAAGAAAGCTTATCGCCTTTTTGTACGGCTTTTATTCTGCTCATTTTTTAGGCTCCTTATTTTTGATTATTTCATTTATGGATAATACGATCAACACATAGTATGCTATAAAAACACAAAATATAAGTTTAACAATTATTAATAACATTATCTATAGTCTCCTCCAAATTCATAAATACCAGTTAATTCATTGCGTTTTTGTTCAATTCTTTTTTGTATAGCTTTTGCAATTGTTGGTGACTTTGCCATATTTGACTTTAGCATAAATTCATCTTGCTGGATTTCTTCGTGCAAGCGGTTAATTTGTTTTTTGTCTTGTATATCTAGCATGTTATTCTCCGGTAGTTTTAGTTAACGCGTTAAGTGAGACTGTATTATGTCATACTTTTAAGCAAATGTCAAGCACAATTAATAAACATTGTAATTAATATTAAGCGCTCTCCAGCAGTGCGTGCGCTTACTGTTTATAGTTCGTAAGCTACAAGCCTTGTCGTATTTAAAACTAGTGCCCTGAAAACGAATATTTTAAGCCGCTTGTTTACGCGAGCAGCTTATTAATAATAAACGTTAGCCGATGAGCTTATAATACGCGAATGAAGCGCAAAAATTAAAACGGCTTGCGCTACTAAGCTTAAAATTTTCGCGCCTTAAACGACGATATTTTAGCTCGTTCATTTTAGTTCTCCTCATTTAAAAAGTCTAGCAGCGTCTGTTGCACTTCGTCTTTGCCTTGTAGCGTAGCCAGCACATGCTCATCCAGCGTGCCTTGAAATACCAGGTAGTGTATAAATACGTGAGACTCTTTCTGGCCCTGGCGGCTTACCCGCTTAATAAACTGCTGGTAAGTCTCAAGGTTATAGTCTAGGCTAAAGAAAAGTATATTATTCCCTCCCGCTTGTAAGTTAAGACCGTGGCCTACACTTTGCGGGTGTCCTATTAGCATTCGTATTTTACCAGCATTCCAGGCGCGTATTATGCTGTTAAGCTCGTCAGCCTTAACAGTATTATCAATGACAACAGCCTGCGGAAACAAAGCTTTTAGCCGCGCTACCTCATGCCGGTACTGATACGCCACGAGCAACGGCCCCTCGAGGTCTTCTACGAACTCCTTTAAGTAGTCATACTTTATAGAGTGCGCAGGATGCGGTATGCCCTCAACATAAACACTCCCGCTTAAAAACTGCCGCAGCTTAGTTGACAGTACCGACGCGCTATGTGCTGTTATTACAGCTGTTTCAAGCTGTAGTATAAACTCTTTCTTGAGCGCGTTGTACTTTGCCTTTAAGCTTTCCGGAAACTCAAGATGTATGACATTATGAATTTCAGTGGGCAGCTTAAGCCAGTCGTTGGCGTCTAAGCTAAAGGCTAAGTCCTTAAGCTTTTCGTGTATTTGCTCTGCGGCCCATGGGTGTATCTCCCGCTTATAAGAGTAAAGGCTTGGTGGCTTAAAGTAACGGTCCATGAACTTAGTTATCCTGTGGCCAAACCGCTTACCCAAGTCTAGCATGTATATCTGACTAAACAAGTCTTGCAGCCCATTAGGCGCTGGCGTGCCAGTAAGCCCAAGCCTATACTTGAAAGTAGCTAAGAACGGCTTAAGTACTTTCACCCGCTGAGCAGTCCAAGACTTTAGCCTGGTTAGCTCGTCCATAACAAGTAAGTCGCACTGCCAAAACTTGCTCTTGTTAAACAGCCAAGGTATACCCTCGTAGTTGATGATATAGACATCTACGTCACGAAGAGCTTCGCGGTCTTTGTTGGGGCCGTGAAGCACAGCGTAAGTCATACCGTTGAAGTTAAGCCAGCGGTACATTTCGGTGGTCCAGGTGTTTTGAGCCACGCGCAACGGGGCTATGACTAACATCTTCCTGGCGAGGCCTTGCTGCCTTAGCATTCTGAATACTTCAAGCGTAATAGAAGTCTTACCCAGCCCCGGCTGTAAGAACAACGCGCTACACCTTTCGCGCTTGAAGTTTTCCATTGTGAAGTTAATGGCATGCACTTGGTACTCATGGGGCAGCCAAAGTTCGTGTTTCACCGAAAGCCTCCTCTATAATCTTTTTAAACTTCAGTACGTCGTCGACCACTTCTACTTGAAAGCCTTGTGCTTTTATTTGGTCCTGCATAAAAGTCTGTATGGGCCGTGAGTGGGCGTTTAGTATTTTGAACTCCACAAACAGCACTCTGCCTTTTGCATAGAACAAGCAGTCAGGCACTCCCACTTTGTTTGTCAGTTTAAGAGAGTCGATGTCATGTGTAGTCTTGGCCCACGTGCGGCAACGGCTTTGCAAGTCTGCTTCACGTGGCGACGGTCTTTTCTGATTAGAGACTGAGCCACTAGCCATTTTGCCTCTCCTTCTTTTTATGGTAGAGCTTGTTTTGATAAGCTGCGTGGCATTTTGCATGGTATGCCATAGGTAGTTTATAGTCTTTGCGTAGCTTAAACTTTAAGTTTTCTGGGCTGTCGTAGCCTTTACAGTAAGCGCATTTTCTAAAATCTGCATTACCGCAAGTATTGTAGGCCTCAGTTCGTGTATGAAGTAGCCTATGGTACTCGGCATTAGGACAAACTACTAAATTAGAGTTGCTGTTATTTGTAGCGTCATAGTCTACGTGGTGTATCTGCACACTAGGCGGCAAAGCTTTCCAGCCTAGTATCATGCAAACTTTGGCTATATGACTTTGACTGCCTTGCGGATATTTAAACAAAGTTTTACGTTGCTTATAATTAGTGAGCATCACAAGGCCCCTCGTAAGCACGCTTTGAAAAACTACAGTAGTTACACAAAGCAGTAGGGTTCGCCGGAAACTCAAGCGCTTCTTTGAAGGGGCGTAGCCTAGCTTGCCACATCTTAAGCAGCAAGGGCTCTTGCGCTTTTGTAAAGGTATGCTCTACTTCTACCCCGCTGTCCAGGTACAAAAGTTTGAGGACCACAGTATCCACAAAGTCAAACTTTTTAAAACCCATAAGGCCATACAGCTCTAGCTGGTCCATTTGTTTATCACGCACTTTGCCCGTCTTGATGTCTATAATATAGAGCGTGTTGCCTTTAATAGTATAAATGTCGACTTTACCAACCATGCGGGTAGCGGGGGAGAACGGTGCTGTAGGCTCAAAGTTTTCGTCACATTGCCAGAACTCCTCAGAGACAGCTTTTGGCTTTATTTCCGTGAGGTATTTTTCAAACGGCTTAGCACAATCGGGGCATGGCATATCGGCCAGCTTTATAAACTCTTCGACTTCTTTGTGTAGCCTAGTGCCGCGCTCTAAAATTTCAGAGGGCGCCTCTTTAAGCTTATGAATATAGAGATACTCAAATTTCTTTGGGCATTGCTGCCAAGTTGAGTATTTGCTATAGCTTACTGATATTATTGGGTTCATGCTGCTTCCTTTATTAGTTTTTGGAGGTGGCCATTAGTTCTTCGTTAATAAAATTGTCTCTTGCTGCTATAGCAGCTTCTAGAGTTTTATATCGTTTTCTAAATATATATTTTGTGCCTTTACTTACGCTGGCGAGATACGTGCCAGATTCTTTTACATAGGTAATACCCTCATGTTTAGGAAAAGTATAGTTAGACTTATTCTGCGCTTGTAGTTTGGCTGTTGCCCACCTAATATTGCCAGGCTCATAATTTCCAGTGCTGTCTATACGGTCTAGTGTCATGTTTTTAGGCCTGGGCCCTAGCTCTTTAAGCACGTAGTCTACAAACTGCTCAAAGCTGCTTAACCAGTTTTTAAACAAACTAATACCTTTTGCGCCATAGTATTTATAGTCAGGATTATTTATATTGTAGCACCTAAGTTTAATATTCCAATATAAAACATAATAGTAATTTTGATTATTTCTAGTATACTCAAGCTTCATAAACTTTTAGTTGTCCATAGCTAGGGCCTGCAGAACCTTCGGAAAGCATTGGCACGTCTACGCGGATATCTAGCATAGCTTCGTTCAGTACGCCTAGCTCTGATACTGGGCCGCTTAGATTTATTTCGTCATGCACTGATATTAGGAATCTCCCGTCTTTCTTAATGCTGTTATAGTTAATGAGTGCTTGCTTGGTTACGTCGGCACTAGACCCTTGAATAAGGTAGTTTAGCCCTTTGTAGGTAAAGTCAGCATAGCGCTCTCTGCCAGTGCGCTTGTCTTTAATCAGCTTGCTAGGCTCTTTGTAGTAGTCTCGTCCGCCCCATGTCTGAATAGGCAGGCTTTTGTCCCAGTTAGACTTTATGGAGCGCTGCACGTCGTTAATACCCGCTAACTCAGATAGGTATGCTGCTTTACATATCGAGGCTTCTTCACGCGAGCTCTTAAGCCCCTCAGCCATAGCATCTAAGCCTTGACCATAAAGCAAGCTAAACGCGATGGTCTTAGCATTACGCCTCGATATCTCACGGCCTAAGACATTAGTTAGCAGTGCAGCCATCATATCATGGAGGTCTAAGTCAGGCTGCTCTTGAAACGCTCTCATCATAGCGCCGTCTTCGTAGTGAGCCAAGATGCGTAGTTCTTGAGACTGGTAGTCACGCTTTAGCCAATTAGCGCCTTCGTCGGGTAGAAGGTAACTCCGCATAATGGGCAGCGGAGGTAAGCCTTCAAAGACTGGTGGTGCTTTTGGCACGTTAAGCATAGACGGCTGCGACGATAGTCTACCCGTTCTTGTGCCCAGCATGCCACCAGTCTCGGTATTGCGTACTTGGTTCCATGAGAAGTGGAGCATACCATTATGCTGCTTGGTTAGCCAGGCGCTAAAGAAAGACTCTAAGTAGGTAGACAACGTAGACCGGTAGGCCAATAGCTTTACGAGCTCTTCGTCTTTAATAGCTTTCAGCATGTTAGGCTTACTAGTGGAACGCTTGCCTGTGGCAGTCTTGACCCACTGCACGTCCATGCCGCTTTTATCAATAGCATTAGCAAGCTCGTCAGCGCTATCAATGTTGAACGTTGCGCCTAGCTTTTTGTAAATCATTTTTGAAACTGCGCTGTGGTGAGTGCGGTAGTCTGCATAGTCAATTTCTAGTGCACTGGTATGCAGCTGGACGCCATCAAGAGTACTTTGAGTTAAGATGGGCAGCAGCCGTCTCTCGCGCTCGTAGGCCGGCCCTTTCTGTCTTTCATACAGAAGCTCAAACAGCTTGTATGTTCTATCAGTATCGCCACAAGCGTATGGCCCCACTATAGATGCTGGCGCTTTACAAATATTTGCCCCCGCGTCTTTTGGCTTAATGCCTAAGTTACGCTGAAGCCATTCAGCTACGAGGTCACGCTCTTCAGGCGGCATCTTTAGCAGCTTTTCAGAAGCTGGTTTGAGGCCAAGCTCTTTAGCATGCGGGTCATACAGAAACAGTAGTAAAATGGTGTCATGTATCTCAGCTGGGAACTCTAAACCAAAATGGTACTTCGCCACTGCTATGTCAAAAGCTGCGTTATGAAATAAGCAAGCGCTGTCGTCATAGCAAGCTTTGAGTATAGGCTTTACTTCTTCCATTGTACAGTTGTTACCAGAAGGGTGTCCCCAAGCATAATACTTTGAGGGCGCGCTGCCAATTTTAATAGACACGCCTACTGGCTTTGGTGGAAGGGCGCTTGTTATGGCTTCTGTTTCAAAGTCTATAGTTGATATACGGCTTGGTAAGCTCATAAGGCTATGCCCCATTTCTTTGAAGTACTAACGTGCATAAGTTTCATTTACTTTCTCCTGGTTGATACATAATTATGCAAGGCTGAGAAAACTCCCAGAACTGCATGCTGTGGTCATACAAACTTGAGCTGGCAAATTGATTTACTACTGCTGGAATTGAAGGGCACTCCATAACTCTAAGTACTTGAGTTCCCATGATTACTAGCCACTCGTATCTATGAGTGCTAGCATCAAATACAGTTTCGACAAGATGCTCGCCATTTTCTTTTATGCCTCGCTGTTTTACATGCGTTACAACGTATTTGCCTTTCATGCTTTATTTCTCCAAGTTTTTTCATCTTTGTTGCTTTTGTGTTCTCTAGGCTTTATCACCTTCTCCTGTTCATATCGCGCAATTGGTCATTTCGTTGCATCTGATAGACTGTTGTAAGGTCAAACATTCTTTGGTAATGGCCTTCCGCTTCTGGGCTGTACGCAACAGGTCTTCCATCGCCGAACCAAAACTCATGGGAGCAGCCAGTTAAGCATAATAATAGTATTAAGTATTTCATTTTTATTACCCAAAGTTAAAGTGCCGCTCTTTCGGGAGAGCGCGCCGAGCGGCTGGGCGCATTGTGTTACTTTTTCAGTGGCTTAGCTGGTGCCGCTTCTTCTTCAGGACTTTGATAGTCATACTGAATAAGCTTCTCAGCTTCTTCTACGCGCTTCAGCATAGCCATCATAAGCTCGCCAGGTACATGCCGCTGGGGCTCAAGTGTTACTTTGTATTGTGTCTTCACGTCGGGCGCTACCTTGAGCGTAGACACTACACCAAACATCGGCCGGTTGTGGACCATTTGGCAAGTGCTCATGAACCGGTCAAAGTCTGCCCCGCTTGTAACTGGCAGGGTCATGAAGCGTAGCTCTGCGCCCTGTACTTCGCCAATGGTAGACACGGAAGCTGGTATCACAGCCACACGATACCTGGACTTACAGGCTTTACCACGGCCGCCTTGAGGGTCTGAACCCCACTTGAACTTAGGGCACTCTTCGCAGTTTTCAGCTTGCATGTCTAAGGCCTTTTCGTTAGGCACCATAGCGCCGGTTTCAGTATAGACTGACCAGCAGGCTGGCGTCTGCGTTTGAGTGGGATCGAACTTGCCTTTGTACCAGGTGTTTTCCCCGCAAAACGTCAGTACAATAACATCTAGCTGGTTGCCTGGTATAGGCAGCTTGTCTACAGACAGCGCGCCACCACGGAAGGATATAAAGGCTGTTTTTTGTGACAGCGCGGCTTTCTGAGCGTTTTGCTGTGCAGCCTTAGCAGCTACCGCTTGTTCCCAGGTTTGCACTTCGCCGTCTTGCTTTTCTACTATTTCTTGGTTACTCATTACTATCTCCTAAATTTTTCTTAAATAAGCTTGCGTTTTCTTGAATATCTCAGTACCGGGCACTAGCACATTATCGTTTTCTAAGTAATCCCGCCACGCCTCTGCGCCAACTCTTTTATGAAGCAGCGAAAAGTCATTGTTTTCCACTATAAATTCATATAGCAGGTCCCAGTTCTTTACATTGGGCTGGTCAATATTGGCAAAGCTGAAGCTAGCCATGCGGCCTTTTGCGGAGGTCAAGCCTATCTCGCTAAAGCCGTTTATAAGCTGGTCTTCGAGCTCTTTCTCTTGCTTCTTAAGCTCTTCCGCTTTTTTCTCAAGAGCTAAACGCTGTGAGCGTAGTTGGTAGAGCGTATCGATATGGTCGCCATAGTTCATTGCTGCTTCTCCCAAAGTAGTCTGCCAATCGCTAGGTCGGGAGGGACAAAACCATCAGGCTTAACTAAGTCGTGTGGGTGCCCACGTTTGGTTTGCTCCGCGGGTGCTCTTTGTTTAGTCATGTTGGCAGCATGCACTAGTTGCCACACTTCATCAAAAGGTATACCATAATGAGCCGCTGTGCCCAACGCGACGTAGACCAGGTCTGCTAGGCCATCAGCAATGCCTACTAAGTCGTCTACAATCATAGCATTGTGAATCTCGTCTAGCTCTTCCTTTAAGAAGTTTAATCGGTACTCAGCCAGGCTCCAGGGCTGTAAAGCAGGCTTCTTCGGCATAGGTATCTCAAACTTGTTGTAGAGCGCCTTTACGTCTTCAAAATTACTTAAAGATGAGCTCATGTTTAGTTCCTCCCAAAGTTAGCATTTCCAGCACTTTTTGTTTGTCTGAATGCGTTTTCTCATAGTACAAGTGCTTCATGCCGGTGTTTAGTAAGGCCTTGACACAACGGAAGCAGGGCAACGTAGTGCAGAATACATAGTACACGTCATCTGGCTTGGCGCATTGTATCAAGGCGTTTATCTCACTGTGGGTAGCGGGGCAGTCATCGCAGCCACTTTTACCCGCGCACCGCTCATTACAGTGCTTGAAGCCTTTAGGTGGCCCGTTATACCCTGTAGCTAATATGCGCTTCTGTTCATCAAAGAACACGCAGCCCACTGAGGCACGCTGGCACGTCGCTCGTAGAGATACTACTCCCGCGAGCTTCATGCCATAGTCTAAAAAGTTAAGTCTCATAAGTTAAGCTCAAATTTCATGGGGGGCTGACAAACGTAACCATCGAGCTGTGCCTCCATGGGATGAAATTCTAAAATATTCGGACAGTCGAGCACTAAGTAGGGCAGGCTATACGGCCGCCTTAGCATTAGCTCGTCCGCCTGAGCTATATGGTTTTGGTAGATGTGCGCATTACCAAAAAAGAACTTCAGCTCGCCTGCAGTATATTCGCAGACGTCTGCTAGCAGATGTGTCAACAATGCGTAGACGGCAATGTCATACGGTAAGCCCAGCATAATGTCAACGCTACGCATATAAACTATGCAGCTAAGCTTTTTGGCTGGCGAGACGTCGAACTGGGCCAAGATATGACAGGGCGGTAGCACCATCTTGTCTAAGTCTTCTATGTTCCACGCTGCCAAGATATGCCGCCTAGAATCTGGGTTGGTCTGCAAGTTGTCAATAAGGCCTAACAATTGGTCAGCGCCCCAGTTACGCCACTGGTAGCCGTAAATGGGCCCAAGCTCATTAACTTCGCCGCCAGTAGTATTCCAGTAATGGCAGCCTAAATTACTGAAAGCTTCTTTAGTTGTCTCACCGCGGATGAACGCAGCTAGCTCACCAAAAGCTTGTGTGTAGTCTATTTTGCGCATAGTTAATAACGGAAAGCCATCTTTTAAATTAAGCTCGAGAGTTTCCCCAAAGCGGTAGATAGTGTCGCCGGCTCTGCTGCTATTGGGGATGCCTAGGTTTAATACTCTACTACACAGATCTTTATACGCTTTCATGAGTTCTCCAATATAGCATTGTGTGTAGGCCTGGCTTGTTTTGCGCCAGGGTTAAGTTCTTTGGTTTTTTCCTCCTGTAGTGCTTGCTCAACTAGAGCAGCATAGCCCTGAATGTCATGCCAATGGTCTTCGTGGTCGGGGCTGCCATTTAAAATGCGCGCTATCTTATGCGCTATCATCTCTAAGGATTCTTTCTGAACCAAGGTTAGCTTAGTCCACCCACTGGTTTGAACCATTTCTTCTTTAAGACCTTGCGCTATTGCAGCATGCTGGCGAAAAGAGCCATGCGTTACGGCCCTCGCTTTCAAAGTATCTTCAATACTCATTGTAAACTCCCAAGTAATAGTAAGCGAGAGCGCTCTTTTGAAGAGCACTCTTTAATGATAACGCTGGCTTATGCCGCGTCAGTTTCTTCAGCTGTGTCATCAGCTTCAGAAGTCTCAACTACTGCTGCAGCTTTACCGGATGGGCGTTTGCCTTCTGAGCCCCACTTTTTAATAGCATTACGGTACCAGTTAATGCAACCAACATTAGTGAAGTTAGCAGGCCAGTTTTCAGTAACAGCAGCCATAATTTCGTCGTTGGTCATACCTTCACCAATGAGTTTTTTGATGTAAGCGCCTACGCCGCTTGGCCCACGCTTAACTTCGCCTATTGGCTTACGGCCTCGCAATGCTTTTAAGTTTGCTTTAGCTTCTTTGAACGTGGCTTCTGCTTCGGCCAGCTTAGCTTGAGCAGCCTCGATTGCCGCGGCTTTGTCCGCTGCTTGTTGCGCCAGGTCTTCAGCTGATAATTGAGCTTCTTCAGCTTGCGCTTGTTCTAATGTTAAATCTTCAACTACACTTGTGTTCTTAGCCACTACAGCCTCCTTAATTAAGTTAATGTTAACACTGTTTTACTTAACAGTGTGCTTATATTATCACGTTTTAAACGACTTGTACACAACTATTTTCGCTCGGCTATTATGTTAGGGCCTAGTCATCCGGAGCCTCCTCATGTTCTATTGTCTTGTCGTTATCCGGCGGGGCACTGATATTAAACGAGATGGCAAATCCGCCTTGTGGGCTCTTGTTCGTTACGTCCACAGGTATCAGCTTGCTGCATATCTTGATGAACTCCAGCGGATTGTCACGGGCCAGTTCAGTGAGTAGTTTGGGCCCACCAGACAACCAAAACGCGTCCTCTAATGCTTTTATGAACGTAGTCCTTTCGGGCTTCACCGCGGGTTCTGGCGGAGGTATGTGCACTACCAGATGCTGCTCATGCTCCTTTACTGCCATGCCCATAGCTTCTAAGTATTGCTCAAAAGTCCCTTCACTAAAATACTTGAGCCGCCACTCATAGAACGGCACTTTTTGAGCTTCTATCCACGGGTCATCCTCTGCCAGCTCTACATACTCTATTCCATATAGATCCCCTTCGCAGTCTCTGCCTACTATTTCAGCTGTTTGCCGTCGTACTATATACGTATTCATTAAGTTTTCCTATGGTATCTTTCTACTATTAAGTTTACTAGGTCCTGCGCGGGCAACTTTTTAAACTCTTCGCGAACCCAGATAACTACTCTGTCACTACCCGCGGTTAGCCCCAATAATTGCGTAACTTTATTGGTTATATGCACTTGGCCATTTGTTTGGTCGCATGCAGGCTTTACAAAACCGTTAGCTTTTAATACGCCTTTAAAGTCTCTATTTCTAGTTTGCGCATCACCTGCATATACTTTATATCTTTCGTATTCTTTATTAGGGTTAACCGCTTTAACTTGGCCTAGCTCTTCTTTGCAGTATATCTCAGCGTCTGTCATATTGTCATCGGCTAATGATAGCTTGCTTAAGCTTTGCGGGGGCTCTTGTGTTCCGTCGTAATTTCCTAAGTCATAGTTCATAAAGAAGTGCATCAGAGCTTGCCTAGTTTCTAATGACCTATACCATTCAAAGAAGCCAGCTGCTTTCTCTTCGCGCCACATCGCTTTTAAGTCATTTTCTAATACCGAGCCCGTTTCTACGCAGGGCAATACTAGCGGGCGCCTTGAACCAGCCCCAATTTGAAACAAGCGCCGTTCATTAGTAGTAATAGCCACTAAAAGCCTGTTTGTTATCATCTTTTGCGGAATATACTTTTCATTAACTTGCAGCTCTTCATCAGTCGTTAATGCTTTAATATAGTTACTAACCTTCTTAGTACTAAAGTCATCTACTTCATTCATTAACAAGTAGCTAACTCCAATCAATAAACCATTATGCGTAGCCTCTAACAGCTTGCCGCAGCCATCCATTCTAGCATGGCTATACTTCAGGTGGCCTATACTATTGCCATGCGGCGTCCCGTTTATTAGCATCATAGGCATTTCTAATAAAAAGCTTTTACCAATGCCTTCAGCGGAGCCCCTAATTAACAAATATCTGTGCTGTTTTATCCACGGCTTCTGAAACATAAAGGCTATTGTCTTAAAAAACTCTGGCAATAACTCTGGCTCTTCTTGAAATATCCTTTGTACTACTTTGTGGAACCTACTGATGTCGCCCTCTACGGGTTCTGTTTTCCAGCCATGCCATAAGTTCCAATACCCATTTGGCAATGCTCGCTGCGTAGTACTTGGGTCATACTCAACGCCTCTTATTTTTGTAGTATACTTATCTTTACTAAAGCTGTTGACTAGGGGCTTCTCATCGCCGTTATCATCTTTACTTGTAAGGTGAGCATACTGTACTTTGAAGCAAGCCTCAGTCATCATAGCCCAATTATTCACATCGTAGACTCTTCCGTCTAATATGACAAACTCACTTTGCAGCTTACGAAGCTGCAATTTCTTATAACCAGTATATTTCCAGTCCTTAGCAACTTTTATCAACGGGTCTAAGCTGCCGTGTACTTGCAAATACTCGTCTACTTGTATCTTACCAGTGCCTGGCAGCTCTATTATCTTAACCGCGGCGCCCCTTATTGTGAGCATTGCCGCTAATGCCGCTGACGCTCTTTGCACATTACTAAATGCACACTGGGGGTCTATTTCTGTGAAAGACCCTCCCAAGAAGCGCGGCTCCTCTTTATCAAACGCTAGGTATATCTGTTTTCCTATGGGTATTTTCTCTAGCTGCTCGCAGAGCCTGCCCGTAGACTCTTTCCTAAACATGTCTACGCCAGCAACCCCCACCGCCGTGTAGCCATAGTTTACTAGCGCGCAAGTTTTCAGTTCTCCTTCTGTTATAAATAACGGGGAGGCAGTACTATAAAAGTCTGCTATACTTATATTTACAGGCACATACGCGTCGTAGCTAGTTCCTTCTTGTTGAGTATATCTGCGTAATGGTACGGCATTGTTTTCTAAGAAAACTCTATAGCGCTTTATATTGGCGAGCTTTTTTAGCGGCTTGTTAAATGGGCGCTCACTTTGCGGGGGTATTTGATAATAAGGTATTTCTAGTAGCCTACACTTTTCCCCTTTAGGATTATATATTAGGCTACTTTCCTCATACGAGAGCAGCCGAAAGTTTGCCATTGTTTCTTTAACGGAGGCCAATTTTGCTTGGGCTTCCTCTTCTATAGAGGACAGATTATTAGGCGCGTCGCTCATTAGCTTTCTCCACTAAGCTCTTTTTGCCAAGCTTCTTTTTTAGCTTGGTAGCGTTTTTTGTGTATAGCGGAGGAACAACTTCTACAGCGCTGGGCTTTGCCGTCTTTGTATGTTTCACAATTAGCGAAGGCACTAAGACTTTTGAAACTACGACAGGTGCAGCATCGCTTTTTCGGGGGAGTAATTATTAATGTTTGGGGCTTGATAGGTATTATATTTTGGTTGCTCATATTCACCTCTTTGCTGGATGTCCGTAAAAAACGTATTTTGTTGCGGGGAAGAAATGACGCTCTTCGCCGCGTCGAAAATACGTTATTATAACTCGAAACGTTTTTTAGATAAACGTTTATTTTTAGTTGTTTAAAAACAAGCACTTTGGAGCGTCGAGCGTCGATTCTCCAGTCTAAGTACTGCCATCTAAGTAGCGTTTCGAAAATAATATAAATATATACCCTTACTTTACTTCTATATATTAATTAATAGATAGATAAATAGAATATGTTTAAAATCAACGACTTACGCTCCCATTTAACGCTTGCCAACGCTTTTTATCGCAAGGCTTGAGCTTTAGCGCGCCGAATAAGTCGCGAAGGTCCACGCTCCTAGTTTTTAGACTTGGCTAACAATATTTTGTGCTACCGCTAAGCAGGTAGACTAGATATTTAGACTAAGAGCGTCGCTCCTCGAGCTAAGGCCCCTCCTGAGTATACACCTCCACCAACTCCGTTGGTTTGATGTCAAAGACTGACATCACTATCACTTCAGCAATGAAAATAAAAGCCAGGCCTACTAGTAGTTGCTTAATCATTTTGTTCTCCAAAGGTTGAAGGGCCTACGAGCGTAGGCCCTAGGATTGTTAGGCTATGCGTTTTTCAATTAGGCCCTTTTTTATCATGTCATTACGGTACCAGGCCACACAGGCATAAGTGGTGTTGCTGTTTTGATATTTAGCCTCTACTAAAACTAGTATGTCCTTGTTAGTATGCCCCTCAGGTATAAGACCTTTGATATAAGCACCAACTCCAATGTTTAATGGTGCCTTATAAGTTGTTGGCTTTTTAGGCCTTTGGCTTTCGATGGCTTTAACAAAATGGCCCCACTCGTCTTGCGGACAAGTCTTGAGCAGTTCCATTAATTGGTTATATTGTTCCTGAGCTTTTGGGTCTTTCTTAGTCATGATCTTAGCCTCTGTATATTAAGTTAAAAGTTGATAACATCATTGATGTTGGATATATTATGCCCAAGCTAATTGACTTTGTAAATAGCTTATTTATAAAATAGACTGTTTCCATTTAGTTAACAATAATTTGTTATATAATAAGTGCAAGGCACATAAATGATAGTGCTAGTAATAATGATTATTGTTATTAGTCTTGTTGAGATAACTGCAAAAATCGAAGCCCCCAATTAAAAAGTCGCTTAATAAAAAGCCCCCAATTAAAAAGTCGCCTAATAAAAAAGCCACTTAATAAAAGGCCTAAGAGCTCAGACCCTTTATTAAGTGGCTTTTTAATTAAAAGGCCTAAGAGCTCAGACCTTTTATTAAGTTAGCTAACAAGTTATTAGCGTCATTAAAAGCATAAATCTTGTTTTACTTCTGCTTGTAGTTTATTTAAGGTAGTAGTATCTAAAGTTCTACTAAGTTTTAAGACTTTTAAAGCTAAAAGCACAGATTCAACTTCGTCTTTTTGCAAACTAGAGTCTAAGCTATTGCATAATAATTCTACAGCAAAGTTTATATCTATATCTATAGCGTTCATTTTAGTTTCCTCTAAATAGTTAATAATAAAGTATACAGCTTAAAAGTCAAGTCATTTAAGTTAAAGCTATTATAGCAAGTTTAAAAGTAAAAGTAAACATTTATTTTAATGCAACTAATAAATAAACTACTACTATTTATAGTAGACTTTAGCATTTAAGTTAAAGCTATTATAGCAAGTTTAAAAGTAAAAGTAAACATTTATTTTAATGCAACTAATAAATAAACTACTACTATTTATAGTAGACTTTAGCATTTAAGTTAAAGCTATTATAGCAAGTTTAAAAGTAAAAGTAAACATTTATTTTAATGCAACTAATAAATAAACTACTACTATTTATAGTAGACTTTAGCATTTAAAGCATTTAAAGCATTTAAAGCATTTAAAGCATTTAAAGCTCTAAATATAGTGGCCTGGGGGCGGTGCGAAGCCGGCAATGCCTCAGCCCAGAGCGTAGAACTTAGAGCAATATTCTCAAGTATTATAAAGACGTCTTAAAATTCGTAGAGCTTAGAGCAATATTCTCAAGCATTATAAAGCTGTCTTAAAATTCTTAGAGCAATATTCTCAAGCATTAGAAAGATATTAGTAATGAGCCCCATAAAAATCAGAAGAGCCCCCCCGCTATTCAAGCTTTCTAAAGACTTACGAAAAATAAACGTGTACAAAAATCGAGTTACGCGCTATTATATTAGCATGGAAGTATTAGAGTATGCAGCGAGCCCAACGGGGAGTAAATTTCACATAGCTGAAGACTTCGTAAGGGCAATAATGGGCCCCATAGGCTCAGGTAAGTCTGTCACTTGTATCATGGATATGCTTAAGCATGCCGTTAGTCAGAGGCCCAACAAGAAAGGCCTCCGTAAAACACGCTGGGCTGTGATACGGAATACTTATAGGGAGCTAATAGACACCACCGTTAAGACTTTTTTTGACTGGATACCAGAACACTTAGGTAACTATGCTAAAGTGGACATGCAGTTCACCCTCTACCAAATGTTGCCCGATGGCACTTACGTGCATGCAGAATTTCTCTTCCGCGCGCTGGATAGGCCTAATGATGTGAAGAAGCTGCTTTCGTTAGAAATAACAGGCGCGTTTATAAATGAGGCAAAAGAGGTGCCCCGCGCAGTAGTAGAAATGGCGCAAGGGCGCTGTGGTAGGTACCCTAGCAAACGGGATGGTGGGCCTACGTGGTTCGGTCTACTAATGGATACCAACCCGCCAGACGCAGACCACTGGTGGTATAAGCTGTTTGAAGAAACTCGGCCCGAGAACCACAAGCTGTTTAGGCAGCCCAGCGGTGTGAGCGTCAGTGCAGAAAACAAGCACAATCTGCCACCCAGCTACTACGAGAATATGATGGCTGGTAAAGACCCAGAGTGGGTTAACGTGTATGTGCATGGAGAATACGGCTTCGTGTCTAGTGGAAAAGCGATTTACCCCGAGTATAACGATAGCCTCCACTTTGTGGAGCAGCCAATAAGGCACTTGAATCAGGCATCTACGACAATTTACGTAGGGATTGACTTCGGCTTGACGCCTGCAGCTGTAATAGGGTTTATGACACCGCTGGGGCAATTGGTGGTAGCTGATGAGCTAGTAACGTTTAATATGGGCGCGGTGAGCTTTGGAAAGATGCTGCATAGGATGCTTAGCAGCCCCGCTTATAGTAAGTGCACCATAGAGGTGTATGGTGACCCCGCCGGGGAGCAACGGGCGCAGACCGACGAGATGACGCCCTATATGATACTAGCTCACCAAGGTATTATAGCGTGGCCTACGTTTACGAATGACGTGTCTATTAGGCGTGAAGCAGTAGCCAAGTTATTGACAGAGTTGGGGCCCGATGGTAAGCCAAGACTAGTTGTAACAGAGAAGGCTACTATGGTGCGTAAAGGGTTCTTAGGCGGCTATGAGTATCGGCGCATGCAGGTAGTTGGTAGCGAGAGGTATGCTGAGAAGCCCGACAAGAATAGGTACTCCCATGTGCACGATGCATTACAGTACTTAGTGCTGGGGGCAGTAGGCTCTGACCAAGTTATAGGGGGGTCACAGCATAAGAAGCTGGACTACTCGCGTACACTAAGAAGCGTAAGGTAGCAATGACACTGGAAGAATTCTTACAGCGAGCTAGGGCCCAAGACTTTGGGCCCAGGGACTCTACAATAGTGTCCTCCATAGCGCATCCTGTAAAGGCTGCTGATAAGTTGATGCGGTTTGTGCAAAACAGTATGCAGACTGCTGCTGGTATGAGTACGCCTGAAAGTCGTGCAGATAATCCGATGCCTTGGTTAACGCCCTCCAGAGAGCAGCAAGTTAAAGCAGGTTTAGACTTAGCAGGGTTACTGCAAACTGGCGCGATGCCCTTTGGCGCTACGGGCGCAGGTACAGTAGGCAGCGTTAGAAGGCCTCAGGACATAGTGTTTCCAGAGATACATGGCTACCCTCTCCGCAGGGGCGAAGAGGGTAGCCCTCCAATGGCTGATATCTTAGACGCAGCTAAGAGAAAGTACTATAGTCAAAACTGGGCTACTGACAATGATGTTTTGGTTAAGCATGTAGATAGCGGTAAGCGGCTGGCTTTCATGGCGGCAGGAACCCCGTTCCAAGGACAGCGCCCGCTAGCCCTGTGGGTTAGTGGCGCTACTTTGAAAAATCTTGGGGCACAGTATGGTGCCCCACCTGTGCCGAAGTCTGCAGTAGATAACTACGACATACTAGACGCTCTTCGGGCAGGCAGGCCGCTAGGTAAAGTGAAGCAACGTTTTGCGGACAACTTGCAAAGTACGGCAGACTTTATTAGAGACAAGCTGGGCACAGGGCAGTCGGCTGCTACACCTGCAGGTAAGTTCTTTGAGAATCTAAATGACATGGACGCTCTGTTTAATAGCACGCTGAACCCTCGGGCTTTAGAAGCGCCTGTGGAAATGCCTTATGCTAGTGCAGAAGCGGCGCGCCGCTTCGAAGCAGGGCGTCAAAAACTTATTAACAGCGAGTACTACAAAAAGAATGTCCAGAATAAAGATGTGAATAAGTTTGCGCCAGGAGTGGCTATACAGCCTAGGCTGGGCACTGCATATAGCAGGGGTATTTACTTAAATCATATAGCGGACGTTGTGCCGTATAACGAAAGGATGTCGTTATCAGACGCTTTACTACACAGCGCTAATTATGACGAAGCAGCGTTTAATAAAGCACAGGCTGCGCTGTTTAATGAAGCTACACAAAAGGAGTTAGCTAAAAAGACAGACATACATAAGTTTGACGACGGCCATTCTTGGGTGAAGCTAGCTGACCCAGAGGCGCTTACTGCAGAAGGCAAAGTTCAAGGGCACTGCGTAGGCGCCTACTGCGAAGATGTTGAGAAGGGCTTAAGCGAAATATACTCATTGCGTAATAAAGAGAATAGGCCGGTGTTAACTTTAGAATGGGACCCTAAAAATAAAAGAGTTGTCCAAACTAAAGGTAAGTTCAATGCCAAGCCCACTAAAGAGCAAAAAGAGTATCTGCCTTCTATTATTGACTATCTTTCAAAGGGTGGACTATGAAAACTAAGAAAAAAGTCAAAGACACTTGTCCTTGCCAACAACGGCAGAAAAAGTAGCATGAAACAAAAAATAGACGACGCCTTTGTTCTTTCTGTAATCAACAATGAGTTGGAACAAACTCTAGCATTTTCTCCAAATAACTTTTCAAGTGGAACAGCTATTGACATAGAGACTCCGCTTAACTATTACCTTGGAAAGCCTGATGGAACAGAAGTCGAAGGTCGCTCACAAGTTACCTCCACAGATGTCGCAGACTGCATAGAGTGGATTATGCCTTCTGTGATGGAAGCATTCTTAGGCTCTGCTGATTGCGTTTCATTTGACCCCGTTAATCCTGAAGATGAAGAGCAAGCGGAGCTAGAAACAGAGTATGTATACGACGTTTTAATGAAAAAAAACGATGGCTTTGTTATTCTTCATCAAATGACAAAAGATGCGCTTTTGCAAAACAACGGTATTAGCAAAGTCTATTATACTAAAGAAGAAAAAGCTGAAACTGTTTCTTATTCTGGTCTTACGCAAGAACAGCTACATTTACTGGTAAACACAAAGAAAGACATAGAAATTTTCTCTTTAAAAGAAGATGTAACCGACTTTGGCACTTTTTATGATGTTCAGTTTAAAAATACTTGCACCTATGGTAAAATAAATGTTGAATCTGTGCCTTTAGAGAACATAAAGGTTAACAGTGACCACAATTCTATTAATTTAACAAATGCTCGATTTGTTTGCCATGAAATGGTCAAAACTTACACTGACCTTATCAATTTAGGCATACCTGAAAAAACTATAAAAGACTTGCCTTTTGCCAATAGCTACCGCAATTCGTTTAGGCAAGAAGCTCAGAACGAGTCTGTTTTAAGCTCACGTAGCTCTATTGACATGACTATGCAGGAATACGATTTGCAAGAGTCTTACTTATATATGGACTACAATAATGATGGCATAGCTGAGTATGTCAAAGTCACTACAGTAGGCGAAGGCACTCCAACACATCTTATTTCTGTTGAGCCTCTTCCTGATGGCTCACCTTGGGTTGGTTGTACTGCTATTTTGATGTCTCATAAGTTTAGAGGCCTGTCTATTTATGATAGAGTAAAGGAAATACAAGACCAATCAACAGCGGTATTGCGCTCCACTTTAGACAACTTTTATCTTCAAAATAACCAAGAAAAAGAAGTTGTGCAAGCTCTTATTGTTGATATGGACGAGTTACTTACTTCTACGCCTGGTGGCATTAAGCGTGTAAAGCAAGCTGGTGCAATTAACCCCATACCAGTACAAGCTTTTACAGACTCTCCAATTCTGTTAATGCGGTATTTGGCAGAAATGAAAGCTGGGCGCACTGGTGTTTCTGCCGACGGCCCCTCCGCTCCTCAAAACATTGGTGACAGAGTAGGCTCACAGGGCGTCGCGCAGCTAATGACAGCTAAAGAAGCACTTTCTGGGCTCATTGTCCGTGTTTTAGCGGAAACTGGTCTTAAGCCTATTTACATAAAAATTAGAGATTTAGCACATAAGCACATTGATGCTATTGAAGACTACAAATTTAAAGGCAGATGGGTCCAAGTTAATCCTTCTGAGTGGATTCCTAGAAGCTTAACTACTGTAAAAGTAGGCTTAGGCGCTGGCAATAAGCAAGAAAAGCTTGCCGCAATTGGCCAACTACAAAGTATACAAGCTACACTTGCTAGCTCGCCATTTACTTACTTGCTAGACGATACTCGAATTTACAATACGATTAACGAGTTTTGTAAGCTTTCTGGGCTTCATTCTGCTTATAAGTATGTATTAGACCCGCAATCTGATGTTGCAAAGCAGCAAAAACAAACGCAACAGCAGTCCCAAGCGGAAGCTAGTGCTAAAGCTGAGCAGGCACAAGTGGCTCAAATGCAGATGGAGGCTTCTTTGGCGCAAGCTGAGCTCGGCAAAGCGGAAGCTATGCAACAAAGCGTTAGGTACAAAGCGGAAGCTGAGGCCAATAAGCAAAAGCTTGACTTGGCTAAACATCAATATGAAGCTAAACTAGCTATTATTGAACAGCAGTATGAGCAAATGAAAATACTGGCAGATGATGCTAATAAGAGTGCTGATATGGAACTTCGTCATAAAGCTATGGATGTTGATGTGTTTAAGACGCTTACTACAGTTAATGCACAAAAAGATATTGCATTGATTAATGCTAGCTCAAAAGAAAACAAACCGGGTGAAGCAGCATGATTAATTATGAGCAGCTCGTTGTGACAGAGTATATGCGATATACTGAAAACTTTGGCGCTATCTCTATGAAACAACTAGAACAGCCTATCAAATCGCTGACAGATATGCACTCACAAAACAACGAAGCAGTTATGCAACAAATTAACGACCTTGCGAGCGCTGTACAAGGACTACACGAATCAGTAAATAGGCCGCGTATTAAAAGACCAATACGTGATGAAAATGGCTTAATAACGCATGTTATAGAGGAATAAAATGGCTTCTACTAGTTTTACAAACTTAACAAGAAATTTATGTATAGCAAGGCATAACTTTTCTAGTGATACACTAAAAGTTTTGCTTGTTTCAAGTGTCCCGTCTGAAGCAAACTTAGATACATGGATTGCTCGGTCTGATGTCACGAATGAGATAACAGGCACAGGCTATACTGCTGGTGGTATTGCACAAGCCTATACGTTCAACGCAATAGACACAACTAACAATAGAAACACTATTACGCTAACAAACATTGTTAATGGCTGGACTGCTGCTACATTTAGTGCGGTTGGAGCTATTGTGTACAAAAATAGTGGTACGAACACAACTGACTACCTTGTTGGATTTGTTGATTTTGGTGGCACTGTAACTGCTTCTTCTGGTAACTTTAGTATCACATATACAAGTGATATTCTTGTGACAAGAGTATAGTATGCCTCGTTTCTCTGACCGCACCAAGGAAACAACGACAACTACCGGAACTGGCACTGTTACGTTATTGGGCGCTGTTAGTCAGTTTAACCCGTTCAGTACTGACTTTGCAGTAGGCGATACGCAGATACCATATGCTATTGTTGGGCAAACGGGCACCGAGTGGGAAACGGGCTATGGTACGTTAGTCACGTCTAGTACGTTAAGCCGTGACCAGGTAGCCGAGTCATCAAATGCGAATAACTTAGTTAGCTTTAGTGCAGGCACTAAGGATGTATTTGTCAGTATTCAAATGCACATCGCTAACCAGCTAACCGAATTAGGCTTAGCTAATGCCCTTTCGATGGGCAACGTACCCTTAATGTAGGAATATTATGGCCGCCAATAATTTACCCATGTATGTCAAAGCCGTTAGCAATAGCTCTACGGGTGGCAGCACCAAGACTTTTTCAGCCAAGATTACCCTTGCCGCCAATGACTTTGATGGCACAAACGCTAACAATGTCCTAGTGGCTACTATGGATAGCGTTAATGGTTCATTCTTGCTGGGATTCATGTGCAAAGCTAATGGCACTAACGTTGCATCAGTGGCACGTATGTTCCTGAACAATGGCTCAACTAACGCCACGGCGACAAATAACACGTTCTTGAGCGAGTTACCGTTGCCTGCAACTACAGCGGCAGCAGCTGGTATCACATCTAACGATATTTGGTGGGCTATCAACAGGCCATTCGAGCCTGGGACTAAGGTATACATCGGCTTAGGTACGGCTGTTGCTGCTGGCTGGCAGTTTATTCCGTTCTACGGGACTTACTGATGTCAGCACCTATGTGTCTACCCGGCTATGGCATGAATACAGATGTATTCTATGCTACAGCTCCGTCTAGCACGCAGCGACATCTGCAAATATGGCACAAGCCACGTAATAAGACCATGGCGCAATTTGTCTTGGTAGGTTGTGGTGGCAACGGTGGCGCTGGCGCAATTGGTGCAAACAGCACAGCAGCAGGAGGAGGCGGCGGTGGCTCGGGTGGGGTAAGCATATTAACTGTGCCATTGAATTTCCTGCCGCCCGTCTTATATATCAACGTGATGCAAGGCGGCGGTGCGGCTGCATCGTATATATCGGTGACATCCAATACGCCCACTATAAGCCCCACAGCATCCTATTTACTGTTAATCGCTAACAGCGGCGGTAATGGTGGTAACGCTGCTGGTGCAACAGCTGGTGCTGCTGGTACAGCGGGTGCTGTTGCTACTATTGCCAACAATATTCTTGCTGGCTGGGGTAACTTTAACTTTATGGCTGGGCAGTTGGGCATTATCGGCGGTACGACTGTTGCAGGTGGCGCCTTAACGCTGCCTACCTCAGGTGCGTGTACAACCGGGGGCACAGGTGGCGGCGGCTTGCCAGCTGCTGCTACGGCTGGCACCAATGGCGGCATGATTAACGGCTCAGCGCAAACCGGCTCGCCATATGAAATTGGTAACCGACTCGGTGGCGTTGGAGCTGCTGCTGCAACGACCCCAGCAGGTTTTGGCACTCCAGGGGTAGTATTGGGCAATCATTACTTTCTAGGCGGTACCGGTGGTGGCTCTACGCACGGTACGGCCACAGGTGCAGGCTTAGCACAGTCAAATGGCGGTGATGGTGCTTACGGTTGTGGTGGGGGTGGCTCAGGCGGCGCATTAACTGGCTCGGCAGCTGGCAAGACTGGCCGTGGTGGTGATAGCATCTGCTTTATAACAACCTGGTAATATGAATCTAGGATTTAGCTCACTTAGCGAATCTCCATTAAGCGCCCTAACTACTGCAGGATCGTCTAATAATGGTAATGCTAGTGCTAGTCTATTTTCAGTCACTTTGTCTGGAGCATCTGGAAATGCTAGTGGTAGCGCTAGTGCATCTGGTGCAGGATTCGAAGTACTACTAACCGGTAGTAGTGGTTCTGCGTCTACTGCGACTAATGGTAATGCAAGTGGTGCAGGATTTAGTGTACAGCTTACGGGTAGTAGTGGTAGCGCTTCTGGAACTACTAATGGCTCCGCTACTGGCTCTGGCTTTAATGTACAAATAACAAGTGCTAATGGTACGGCATCTACTTCGGCTAATGGCAATGCAAGTGCGGCAGGATTTGAAGTACAGCTAACAGGCGCAAGCGGTAATGCTTCTACAGGGGTAAATGGGAGCGCTACAGGTTCAGGGTTTAACGTACAAATAACAGGAAGCAACGGGACTGCTTCTAGTAGTGGAAGTGCAAGTGGTGCTGGTTTTAATATACAAATCACTGGTGCTAATGGTAATGCATTTACAAATTTAAATGGCAATGCGTCCGGCTCTGGCTTTGGCGTATTAATAACTGGCAGTAATGGCACTGCCTCAGATGGTTCTGAGGCGCAGCAAGACACTAAAGGAATAAGCGGTAAGAAGCACGTTACTTACGTAAAGCGTGAAAAACAGCAAGAAATAATAAAACTGAGACCTGAGGAAATAGACCAACAGGTTTACAATCTATTATTTAATGAAGCAAAAGAGGTAATTAAAGATGCAAACATTAAGACTTCTAGCGTTGACGTTCTTGCTGATTCCGTGGTGTCTAATGTTATTGATAAGTTTAGTGAGACTCAAGCCGCTGTATCACGAGAACAAGCGTTAGAAGAAGCACGTCTAAATGCACAAAGAATTATTGAGCAGTATTTAGAGATGCTTCGACGAGAAGATGAAGAAATTTTATTGTTATTATAGGGGACTGATGTGGAATTAGAAGAAGCTTTGTACGAACTTCATGAGACGGGAGGCATTTTGCGTAGAAAAACCTGGGATGCAGCTATAGGTATTTCTCTTGAAGATGCTATTGCTAGTGATTGGGAAGTTGTTGATTATTCAGAGGATGATGAATAGTGTCGCTTTCGTCTAAAAATGACTGCGCCAAGGCTATGGCACTTGCTAAGAAAGCAGAAGGTGCATACTCTTATCTTTTGGATATCATTGAAAAATACAAGGATGACTTGCTAAATGATTTTATTCACACTAAAGTTGATTTAGACGAAGATTTTATGGTGCTTTGTCCCATAAAAAGACGTTTTGACGCTTTACTTGACCTAAAAAATATGATAGAGTCGCATATTAATGACGGTAAAGTAGCTCAAAAAATGATTGATAAATTTGATGCCTAAAGGTGAGTTATGTTCCAATTAAAAAGTAGATTGCAAAATTTAGAAGATGGCCAAGGCAGTTCGCTTGATTCTGTTTCTAGTATGGACGACATGGCAGAATTCCTTGTTAATGTCGATGGCTTAGATAATGATTTGCCTATTGATGACAAAAAAGAAGATGACGAAGTCATTGACCAAAAAAGCGAAAGTGTTGATGAAGAAGTCACATGGGGCAAAGCTCTTGGTATTGACGACTCCGCTGTTGTTCTTGATGATACAGGCAACTTAAAAGCTGTAAAAGTAAAAATTGATGGGCAGGAAGAAGAAGTCCCACTCAAAGAGCTTGTTTCTGGCTATCAGTTTAATAAGCATAATACACAAAAAAGTCAATCATTAGCTGAAGAAACAAGGCAGTTTAAAACTGCTGTTGAGCAAACAACTAAGCAGTATGCTGATAAGCTTGATTCTCTTGAAAAAGCTACTGCTTATGTTAAAGGGCAGTTTTTGAAGCAGTATGAAGATGTTAATTGGTCTTTAATAAGACAACAGAACCCGGCTGAGTATGCTGCATTAGTGCAAGACTTTCAAATGCAGAGCGCTGAGTTTGATAGAATATTAGAAGTTGTTGCTTCTACTAAAAATGCAGAGGTTGAACAACTTCAAAATGAGTTTCAAGAAGGCCAAAAGCAATTGCACCAAAGACAAATTGAATTGACCTTAGAAAAAAATCCTGAGTGGAAAGATCAAAAAGTTCTAAAAAGTGCGCTCGAAGATTTAAGTTCTTTTGCAGGAGAAGCCTACGGCTTTACGCCTCAAGAATTTGCATCAATTAACGATCATCGCATGATAGAAGTTCTTAAAGATGCCATGAAGCTCAAGCGTGGAGTTAAGGAGGCTGAGCAAAAAATTGTTCAACAAAAGCCTAACTTCCAAAAACAAACAAGTCTAAAGCGCAACAATGTTTCGCACTTAGACAAACTAATTAAGCGCGCAGCTTCATCGACTGGTACACAAAGACGCGCTGCTGAAACTGACGCTATTGCACAATTACTTATTGATACTGGAGTAAAAACATGAGTACAGCTAACTTAGACGCAGCCGATTTAAAAGCGGT